ACTTGCGTAGCAGAATCAACCGAAGCAATATACGTGTCCTGATTAATTCCCGTGCCTGTCACCATGAAGTTTGTAGACAGTGCTGCGGTGGTTGGAATGTTGGTAACTGTGGTGCTGCTGGCCGTTACATCGCCAGTCGTACTCAGATACTGCGTGGTAAACCGATACGCCTTGTTCAATGCTTCCCAAGGATATTCCCGGCGCAACTCGTTACCCAAAGCATTTGCCAGATAATACAGTTGCGTTACTTGCGTGTCTGTATTGCCTACGACTTGCGTTGGGACGGTAAGCCCCATTTCGGCAGAGGCTTGCTGTACGAGTTGCAGCAGGGTGGATGACATTATTCTTCCTGTACTTCTTTAGCCTTCCGGCCACGACGCGGAGCGACTTCGCTTTGTTGCGCCATCAGTGCATTCATTTGCTCTTTCAGAGCTTCAATCTCAGCATCGCGCTTACGCAGTTCCTCGTTCTGGTGGTCAACAATCGCGGAATCTTTGGCGCGGGCAAGGTAGTTTTTGGCCTTGTCGCGGAACACATGCGTACCCATGCCAATCACCATTGCAATCGGGGCTAGTTGAGCGTCTGAGGCGTTTGCAACCTGCTCAACAGTGTAGAAATGGTAGTGTTTCAGCTCACGCGCTTGCGCCGCGGTAAGAATCGGCCAATCACGCAGCAGTGTGCCGGTAATATCATCGTCGCCTAGGTCTTTTTTCTCGTTCTGATATCGCGCCCATTGAACAGGGTAGGCTTGTTTGTGGTATTCACTGGCGAAGGTGTCAATAATCGAATATTGATTACCGGGAATTTCAATACGAACAAAATCGGCCATATAGAAAATGGGCCGACCTTCTTTTTTGGTATTGAATTCGTGTTTCATTTCACGCTGGTAAAACCGCACATTAGGCACGATCGTGTTGCCAATATCAGAGTCAAGCATAGTTACCTCAAGTAGTTGAGTTTGACAGAAATGGCGCTGTCAATTCGCCTTGAACATATCAGGAAGTAATCCCGAACCATATACCGTTATATTACACCCAATGGATGTCAAGTGTCCATGCATTCCAAGGAAAACACGGGCCTGTTCTTTCATGTCATAGGCAGTTTGGTATGTCTTGCCATTCTGTGTTACCCATACATTAAAAGCACCTTCATCCAGCACTTCTTGTACGTGGGTTTTTTCTTCCCGGAACGATGAATCCATGCCAAATATATGAAACTCACGATAGCCCATCGTGTAAGCAATACATAAAACGCTGTTGGTAACTGTCACGCCACCACCGATATAGGCAAACTCGGGGCAATCAGGGCGCAACTTGTCTTCAATCCAATCCATGTAAGGATGCCAAAGCACGGCATTCTTCGCCCTATCAAACATTTTTGGGTCAACAATTGATGCGATTAAATGCCCCTTAGTTGGAGCAAAGTCGCAATCTCGAATCGGATGCGGGTCGAGCATTGCCTGATAATCAACATCAAATCCGCGATCTAGTAAATAATTCGCCGCAGAATTGCAGGCAAAAATAGTCCCCTTGAGTGCCCGCACTTCATCAAGAGTATCTTCAAGACTTGGGCCAGCACCACAAATAATAGCAACGCCATCGTGTTCTGCGCATTCTTTTAGCCACGGAATGTCTCTTTGTTGGTTTACGGCCAAATGCCGCTCCATCACTTCTTGCGAAACCGGCGAAACCAACTTGATGCCGATAATCAGTTCCTGCGATGTATTCGGGTTCTGATAGCGCAGTTCTTGGTCGTGTAGATTCATTCTGTACCCAAAAGAATGCCCCCCAGCATAAGCCGAGAGGCGTTCAAACTAACGCAAGGTCAAGTAACCTTACGTGATGCGCCCTTGCATATGCGGCCGGTTGATAACAATCTGCACCGTAGTAGCAGACGTACCAGCAGCCACAGCAACCAAGGCGCCCTGCACTTCAGCGCCGGTAGAGCTTGCGCTCACCAAGCCGGCAGTAGCAACACCAATCGCCACATCAGCAGACAGCGTGGTTGCAGCGGTTTTAGCCGCCACAGCGATGCCGCTGATCTGATACCAGCCCCAATTAGAGCTAGAAGTATTGGCAGACATTGCCACCGCAATAGGCTGCGGCTTGTTCGTACCAGCAGGTGCCAAAGCAGTCGTGAAGCTCGACGTGTTGTAAGTCACGATAGAGCCAACGGCCGTACTCGCCACGCCTTTGAGCAAGATAAACTCGCCCTCGCCGTAGGTCGGGTCAACAGCACGGACGATCATGCCGGGCATCAGGGGAGGCGTCGGAATAGTCGTAGTGCTGCCAGTGTTGACATTGCCCGGAGGGATAATGCCTGCGTCAGTGTTGGCGATGGGGGTAACGCCAATAACGTGAATATCGCTATAGAAAGCCATGATTATTCTCCTTTCATTAAGCGATCAGGACGCCCTGGAACTGAGAGCCGGAGGTGGTCAGATTACCAGCCCAGCCGATCAGTTTCACGATTGCGTCTTGGTTAACGGCCTGACGTTCGCCGCCGATCGGAACAAAGTTCCGGTCTTTGTGCGGACGGAAATTCAGGTACTTGGTGTTCAGCATCCACATGTGAGCAGCCGTTGCATGAGCGCCGATACCGCCACCCAGCACCACGTCAGCGGAAGTACCGCCACCGTAGAACTTGAGCGAAGCGAAGCCGGAACCAGCGTCCTTTTCAGAGGTAACACGCTGGATTGCTTGCAAAGCATTCACATACAGGCTGTAGTAAGTATTGTCAGCAACAAACAGGTCAGCCTTGTCATTACCACGCACCAGCTTGATAGCCAGAGCGGTCATGTATTGGATGATGTTCGATGCAGACACAGCAGCGCCGCCATCGGTCGTACCCGAGTATTTCTGCGATTGCCAGAAAGACCAAGTAGCGCGATCAATACCACCATAAGTGCCAGAGGTCGGAGCATCCGGGACAGCAGCAGCCAAGCCGGTGAGGTTCTTGCCACCGTTACCAGTACCATCAAGATACAGGTCAGTGTCAATACGGTTCATCAGTTGGGCTTCAGCCACGCGAATGCGGCCTTCAAGCAGGTCGATGATTTGCTCTTTACCAGCGTTTTGCAGCATTTCCAGACCGCTCATCGTCACAGCACTTGCGTACTGCGTAATGGCGTACTGAGCAGCGCTGATCGGGCTGTTCGGAGCAATGTTAAGCACTTCAAAACCGCTGTACGAATTGGTGTTATTCGTAGAGGTATCGTTGTACATGATTTCTTCCAAAATGACGTTACCGCCACTGAAAGGTCGTACGTTGCCGCGCTCTTTCAAGCGCTGAAGCAACGGGTTGTTAGCCATTACGTTATCGGCCAGCTCACCAGAACGGGATTGAATGGTGGTGGCAATGATGTCGGTAATGGAGCTATTAGCAAATGCCATGATAGTTCCTTACATAAATCAAATTAAACCCTGCCGCCAAGTTGCTGTTCGAGTTGTTCAGCAAGCGTGTCGCGCAGGCTCTTTTTGCCGTTTCCATTGCTCATCGTCCCTGTAGGGGAGCTAGACCGTGGAGACACAGCTTTCGCCTTTGCCGTGGTTACCGTTTGCTGACGTTGCTGGGCTTCGGCTTGGGCTTGGGCCTGTCGGGCTTCTTCCTGTTGCTTCTGCCAGATTTCGTCATTCAGACGGATAGCCTTGTCATAGGCGCTTTGCAGGTCGCTAACTACACCACTCTGTAGGAGTTGGGACATAGTTTCGCGCACTGCGTCAAAATGTGGATGATTTTCAGCAAAGCTGGCAATCTCGCTTTGGATTGCTTGCTGCTCTTGCTGTTCGCGTTGCGTCTGGAATTGCGTCCACTGATTTTTCAGTTGGTTCAATTCCTGCGCCATCATTGAAAATTGAGGATCGGCTTGTTGTCCAGTCAATGCCTGGAGCGGTACGCCGTAGTCATTTGCCAACTTGGCAAACATCTGCAACTTTTCCTCGGGGCTACCAAGAGCCAGTGTCTTGTGCGCCGTGCCGAGATTCTGAATCCATTGTTGAGGCTGGATGTTATGCTCTTGCAGCAGCGGCATGAATGGCTGCATGGCCTCATAGATCGGGGCGGCGTTGTCCCAATTCTGCTTGTAGGTGCTTACGCCCTTGGCGTAATCCTGTTCGCGCTGGTTGATGTAGTCTTGCAGCGTCGGGTCTAGCTTAGACCAATGTTCTTCTAGGTCTTTTTTCCAAGACGAAGGACGCGGCTTTACAACTGGCGCAGCTTGTTGCTGCTCTTGCGGTTGTTCGGTGGGCTGAATCGGTGGTTGTTCGACAGGTGCCTTATCTGCTTTTGGAGCAAATCGGCCTACTTCGTCGCGGGGACGGTCTGTTTTCTGCTCTTGTACCTGCTCTTGTCCACGTTCTGTTGAACCATGTTCTTCGAATGCAGATTCGAGCGTGTCGCGCAAAGTAGTCTGCGCATCTACAACTTCCGACATAAAGTCTCCAAGTCAATGCCCTAACCGGACTCACGGTATCAGGCGCAGCGTCTCTCGACGTTTGCAGGCTCTAGGAGTCAGCCTAAATCATTACGCAGATTTGTTAACCAGCCACTGCGTAGAAGTGATCTTTTTATACTCCACCACAGCATAAGTCGTGTGATCGTATGCAGCAGCGGCCGAACCAAGGCCAGTACCCGGCACAGCAATTGCTTCGCTGGACGATCCGGGCCACACTTTCAAAGTAGAGCCACTGTTATTGAATACCGTCACGCTATCACCGATATTACCCGTGAGTTGAACGCCTTTGGTGCCGTCCGCGCTTGCAACCACACAGTTAGAAGCAGTCAACGTCGTGGCGTCTGCGATAGTGCTGCCAGCAGCGGTAATAGCGGCGTAATTACCGCCAAGGGCGCGGGCTTGGCCTGCTGAGAAGCCCCCGCCCATTACGTCTTTAGAAAGTGCCATTTCGATTCCTTTCAGAATATAAGATCATTTTAACTTGGTATATACCTGCCGCGCAATAGTTTCTTTTAGCCCTTTAGGTATTTCTTGCTGCTTTTGTTTGGAAATGTACTTAGTTTCGTTTCCAACCTCAATTAATCCGTGTTGTTTCAGGTGTTGGCGATGCACCGAGCGCGATGTAACCATTTCACCCGTTACCATGCTTTGATATGGCTGAATATCTCCAATCACCATAGGCGCATTTACATCACTGCGGTCTATATATTCGTTTTTCGGGACAAGTTTATTTTGTATTGGGTCAAATACAAAACTACCACGCTCTGGTCGTTTGTCACCGAAAATCATGTCGAAGTTTGAAGCGAAGGCCTCATTATCTCCGGGCCTGCGCTTATCGCCCTTGCCGCCGTCACTCATTTACAGACCTTTCTGCCGCCGCATCCTGGCTGGCGCTCAAGGTCGCGCTGGCTGAAATTTGGGCCACGTTGACACTTGTTTCAGCTTGCAATAAAGCTTTGAATCTCTCCAGCATGGCTTGCATAGCCATCTCTTGCTGTCTCATAGCCATTTCACGCTCGGCTGCGCGATCTTCTTTAGCAGCCTCAATCTGAGCTCGCATTTGCTCCAGCATGGCTTCTTGGCGCATTTCTGCGTCTCTGGCTTGCATTTCCATCTGTTGCTGCGCCTGGAATCGTTGTGTTTCGGCCTGTTGTTTGATCTGTTCGGGATCGGGCGGAGGCGGCTGTTGGGCCTTTTGAGCCATTTCCGCCTTGAGCATTTCAGCCGTCTGGTCAATCTGGCCTTCCATGCTCTTACCCACCCGGAACCCTTGTACGCCGAATTTCAGTAGGTCCAGCAGCAATGGCACCAACTGCGGCGCTGTGGTAGCGGCTTGCGATGCCTTTTCCAAGAATTGGCTTGTAGCAGTCAGGAACTCCACTCGATCTTGCTTTTCCTGCGTGTCATCCAGCGCAATCAGGGAATCAGTAGAGATTTCCACGCGGAACGAGCGCAGCGGCTCATTTTTCAGCAATTCCAAGGCCGCATCAATGTACTGTTTGTCGGCCTCGTTCAACTGCTCCGCCGCGCTCATCATCAAGATTGTTTCTCTTGAGAAGTGCTTGCAGATAATCTGAGCTTTGAGCTGAATCATGGCAGTGGCAAACCGCGCCACATCGTCCTGGTACGCTTTCAGGCGCAAAGATGCGTATTGCCCCTTGATCTGCTGTGCTGTAGCAGTCTCAGAAGCTACGGACTGGCCGCGGATGATGTCTGAAATGCCGGTAATGTCGTAAACCTGCGATTTAACCTGCTCAAACGCCCCATATGCCTCGCGCAGAGCGATGGCGATTGGTTGCAGGTCAACAAGATCAATCGAGCCTTTGAGGCCGGCTTTCTCGGCAAAGGCGGTGAAGTTCTTGACCGGGATAAGGTCGTTGTTATTCGCCTCTGAAAATAACCGCGCCAGCTCAGGGGACGCTGCGTCATACACGCCTTTGACTTGCAATGCCTTAACCAACCCATCAATCCGGTCTGACAGTGTGTCCAACGCATTAGCCTGATCTTGGTACAGCGCGTAATCAGGGACAGGAACAAGCGATTCATTGGTAAGGGTCGCATACAGCGGCTTTGGACACGGGAAGAAGCCTTCCAATCCCAGCGGATCATCACGCTCATCCAGCACCTGGCTCAGACTTTTGGATAGCCAAACAGCCTTCCCCGTGTCCTTGTCCCAAATCTCGAAGATCAATGCACGTTTATCAACGCCTTCCTTGCTGGCGTTCTTCATTTCCTGCGGCTCGGCGTCCAGGGGCACTTTCTTGACAATGTCCTTGCCAAACCGTTCTTCAAGCATGGGCCGGGTCATGTAGACTTTACGCCACACAATACCCACTTCTTCCCAAGTACGAGCTACAGAGTGCCCGAAATCACGCCAATGAACGTAATCCGTTGGGGCGCATTCGTAATCCAATACCTCTTCTTCGCGCAGTTCGTTTTCTGCGTCTTCGCTGATCTGCGTACCATCCTCCGGCAGTCCCTCCATCGGGGCGCTGGTAAACTTTGGCTCATAGCGCACCCAGGCCACGCCACGGCCACCCAAGAAGCGGTCATAGACTCCGCTGGCAAGCGTTTCTCGATAGTCTGTGTAATGGGTAATCTCGTAATCAAGCGCACGCTCCAGAATGAGCGATGCAACTCGGCCTACTTGGTCGTTGTCACGGAAGCGGCGCGACACATCAGGCTTAGGGATTCGGGCAAAAGTGGCAGCTTTCAGCGTCTGGACGTTCGACCAAAGGATATTGAAGCGCGATCCTGTATCCTGTGAGTTCCGCGTGTCATCACGATAGCGCTTAAGAATCTTCGTTACCCGCGTTTCCCATTTGGCAAACTCGCGGTCATACGACGCAATATGGTTGAGATATTGCTGTACGTCGAAGTCGATTTTTTCTTCTTTAGCCATTAGGTGCCCTCAAACCATCCCAATTGCACAGACCCAGCAACGGCGCTTGCGCTGCGATTAGTTACCCGAAACAGATATTTAGTTGACAGTTTCAACACAAGCTCTGTAATACGTGCAAAATCTGTTGAAGTGCCGCCTATAGGATTTCCAGTCGCACCGCCTGCAATGTAATGATCCAGCAGAAGTGTTGTGCCCGTGTTTGTTACTGTAGGCGTGTGATATACCAAGGCCGTCGCAGCATTAGACGATGTGCGATTAGCATTGATTGCAGACAACGTTGTCCCATCATTTGACGTTGTAACAGCCTCATAGATGGAAAGCGTAGCAGAGCCGCCAATATCAACCATAACGCCTAAGTGGGGTGAATATCTTGAATTTGTCACCAACAAAATATCAATCGTTCCCGATGATGCTACGGAAGCGTTGTAGAAATTGCAGTAAAAGAATCGCCCCGAGTGGGTTTGCTGCGTGTTATACGGGATGGTAACTAAAACACCATCAGAAGATGCGTGTAGCGTCCTGATAATGTCAGCATTATCAAAATCCCGTGCAAAGAGGCCGACTTCACCAGCCATGATTAAGCGGAGAACCGACCCACAGCAATTACTGAAGCACCAGCGCCAGTTGTGACGCTCCATGCGCCTGAAGCACTGC